CTCGGGCGCTGGGGATATGTGCATTTGACACTGTTTCATATAAATATTATATTAATATATAAAAAAAAGAATAAAAAAATGTGTAATGGTATATCAGTGATCCGAACAATACATAAAGCCGAACAAGAAGGTCAAAATACACCTGTGCAAGTTTCGGTTGTTGATGGAGTTTTAGTAAACAATTTCCCAGCAGTTCAAAACGTAACTGGTAACGTATCTGTAATCAATCCAGTTGATGTTAATGTAACTAATTTTTCAAGTCAATCAGCGCAAATAGATGCATTTGGTCGCCAAAGAATATCTAACCCATTTACCCTCGCTGACTATTCCCATGTTTATGGAGAAGAAACAGAACTATTAACTAAAACTAGTGGGGCGAATGCTTCTGTATCATTCAATATTAATCAAGCGAAAGCAATATTGCAAGTTGGGACTGGCGCAAATGATTTTACCATCCACCAAAGCCGCATGTATCATCACTACATGCCAGGTAAAAGTGAATTAACTTTCCAAAGTTTTAATTTTACAGGATATCGTAATGGCACAAATAAAAGAATTGGTCTTTTTGATGACCGTAATGGAATCTTTTTTGAACAAAGCGGCGATGGGACTTTATCACTTGTTTTAAGAGGTGATGTTTCTGGATTTGTATCGGAAGAAAGAATCGCCCAAAACAATTGGAACGTTGATAAATGCAATGGAAGTGGACCATCCCTTTTTAATTTAGACCGTACTAAAACTCAATTATTTACAGCAGATTTTCAATGGCTTGGGGTTGGAAGAGTACGCGCTGGGTTTGTTCATAATGGCGAAAGCGTGATTGCTCACGAATTCTATAATAGTAATAATAAACCCGCCGTTTATTGGAGTAATCCAAATCTTCCAGTCAGATGTGAAATTAGAAATTATAGCAGCGCAGTTGGTACAGATACGATGGATCAAATTTGTGCAACGGTTATTAGTGAGGGTGGCTACAATGAAGCAGGTGTAGATTTTTCAGCAAGAAATACAGTGGCAAGATCTGTAACTACAACCAGTCAACTTCCTTTAGTTGCGATAGCATTAAAAACTGGATATTACGGAAAACCAAACCGTAGTGTTGTCAGAGCAAACATGGCCAATATTTTTACGGTAACAGATGCAATTACTTATGAGCTTTGGAGAATTCCAAGCACGGGGCAAATAGTTGGTGGTTCTTGGGTAAGCGCAAATGATGATAGCGTTGTTCAATATAATATTAGTGCAACAAGCGTTAATTTTACAAGTGGAATGCTAGTAGACGCAGGATATTGCATTGCTGGCGGTCAGGGTGCTGGAAAATTTAGCGCACAATCTCAAATAGCAAATTTATCAAGCGCAAAAAGAGGATATATTAGTCAAAATATCGATAGCACGGATAGTAATGTTTTTGTTATAATTGGATCTGGAATTGGCACTAATGCAAGTAATACTTTTGCTAGTTTACAATGGCGCGAAACTAGGTAACAATATTGTAACTTTTTTGACACCTTTTTTTCTATAATTTTAATTTTAAAAATTTTTTTTATTTCATATAATTAAATATGAATACATGGAGTAAAGACACTGATTTTATAATTGTCTCACAATTATTTGAAGAAGATTTATTAAGTCGAGATTGGTTATATAAGAATTTTTTTAATGTTCCAATTATATTATATAGAAAAGGTACCGATGTCCCATTTCACGGATTAGAAGCATCTACTTACTTAAAATTTATTTGTAATAATTATAATAATTTGCCAAAAAGTATAATGTTTTTATATGGCGACGAAGCCGCGTGGCATCAAAATAATCGTAATATTATCAGATGGCAACAAAAATTAAATGAGTCGCCAAATTTTATAAAAAAGAATCCATATGTGAATTTAAATACAACCGATTATGATGATAGAATTTTGGGGCATAATCCCGCTATGGATTTACTATGCGAACTTTGGGACGAATATTTTAAACCACATTTTCAAAGAGATTGTCCGAATTATGTAAGACATTTATGTTGCGCGCAATTTGTAGTTCAAAGTTATCTTATAGAAAAAATTCCATTAGAAACTTTTCAAAAATGGTATGAATTATCTATAAATGAAAATTATGATAATTTTTTAATTGCCAGGGTTTTTGAATATATTTGGCATATGATTTTTGGATTACCAGATGTGGTTAAACCCTCGGAACGCGAAACTATATTTGTTTAGTTTTTTTAAAAAATAGTGTAATTAAGCTGTAATGGACACTATATTTGGAAAGAAATCCCTATACGCCCCCGAATCAGAAATTAAATTTGCTCAAAAAACACAAAAGTTTATAGAATCTGGCGTAGAAAATTATTTCGTTAAACAAAAGTTGACAGGTGATACTGCTGGTGATCAATTTGGTAAGATAGTCTCTATGAATTCTTCTGGAACTATTTTATTAATGTCATCAAGATTAGATGATGATGGCGGAACAAATGCTGGTGCGGCACTTATTTATACGGGTAGTGCAATAAATGGATGGCAATTAAAACAAAAATTGACTGGCGATAGTGCTAATGATCAATTTGGAGTGAGCGCTAAAATGAATAATGATGGGTCTGTTTTAATGATAGGTGGTAACACTGATAGTGGTAATGGGGGTGGTGCTGGCGCGGCATTTGTATATACGGGCAATGCTATAAACGGCTGGCAGTTAAAACAAAAATTAACAGGATCTGCTGGTGATTCTATGGGGGCAAGTGTTGCAATTAATAATAATGCTAATATTTTAGCAATGTCAGGTCCGAACAATGACGAAGGAGGAATAAATGCTGGGGTAGTTGCATTATACACTGGAAATGCTATAAATGGATGGCAATTAAAGCAAAGAATTATTGGTTCGGTAAATAGCGCAGAATTTGGAATAAGTATGGACATGAATGAAAGTGGTAGTATGTTATTGATAGGAAGGTCAAGATTTTTAGGTGGTGCTTTAATTTACACAGGAGATTTTTCATCTCAATGGGTGCTTAAACAAACGCTTACTGGTAGTGGTAGTGCTACATCTCGTTATGGCGAAAGTGTTGCAACAGATGCAAATGGATCTATTATAATTATGGGCGGACCTTTTGATGATTTTAATGTAGATGAGGGGGGCGTATTAATTTATACAGGTAATTTAATCAATGGATGGACATTTAAACAAAAATTAATGGGTGATAGTCCATTTGATCAACTCGGAACAAGTGTTGATATAAATTCAAATGGAACTACTTTAATAGTAGGTGGAGTAAATGATGCGCCAGCCAGGGGATCAGCATCTATATACACTGGAAATATAAATACTACCTGGCAATTCAAACAAAAACTTACTGGTAACAATGATAGTGCGGATAATTTTGGATCGAGCGTTGCGACCAATGTTGACGGAACTATTGTAATGGTTGGTGGCATTAAGGATAGCGATGGCGGAACAGACGCTGGCGCAGCCCTGGTTTATACCAATAAAGTTTTATCCCCAGCGCCACAAATAGAAATTAAATTTTTAAAACCGCAATTAATTCTTGGAATCGGTTATGACGATCCAAATAATGCGCTAGAACCAGATGTTACAGCATGGGTATTAATGGATGGCCCGCTTTATAATACCGAAAGTGACGAAAATTCTGGTTTTATTGGTGGACAAAGCTGGAGGAAAATGGCTCCGATTGGTTACCTACCATATGGAAAAGAAACATATAGTTACGGAGATGAGCAAGTAAGGTGGAATGGTGCTTTCTGGGCATATACAAACGATTTAGTTGGAAGAACTTTTGCTATTTCCTATGATGATGTTCAATGGCCATGGCTAGCAACATGGACTAATAATTTTGTTGGGGCAAAAATTACATCCACATATGTAAAAACAACTAATTACCCAGCCGTGCCATAATTAATATACTTATTCTAATATCACATCAACTTTTTTAAAATATTACAATATCGTCACTTGAATTGGCCCATCTTTTGCTGTAATATATAGTATGAAAGGAGGTGCTTATGAGTTTAAATCATTATCAAACAAATCAATTAGGTATTGTTTTTGGACCTTATGGTTCAATTGGCTATGCTGGAACGATACAGCGGAAAGATTTGAAAAAAGTCGCTCAGACTTTTTCCAAATTATTTCGTTGGGCTAAAAATGTTTTAGCTTCGTTTCTGTAAAACAGAAAAGCCCCTTGAAAGAGGGGCTTTTTATTATACATTATTTAATTTCAATTGTTTTATGTTTTGCTTGTTCGGCTTTTTGAGCGGAGATCGTGAGCACACCATGTTCAAGTTTAGCGTCAATTCTATTTGTGTCTAAGGTTGGTGGAATACTTACTGAATGATAAAATTTCAGATTATCTTGTTCTGCACTAATATGTAACATATTATTTTCAGAACTAATTTTAATATTTTCTTTTCGAAAACGCGGAAGTTCAATTTCCAAACTATAAGAATCTTTGTTATCTTTAAATCCGAAAGTTTGGGTAAAACTATATTTAGGACTTGTTACAATATTGAAACTATTGGAAAGTGTGGGCCAAAGATGTTCAATGTCATCAATAAAGTCCCAACTTTCAAAAGTATTATTTAAGGGTATAAGTGAATAATTTAAGTTCATAGTATTAGATTAGACTCACAATTATGAAGAACGTTCAAAAAAATTTTTATAGATTAAATAAAAAGTGTCTATATTATATATAGTGTAAATATATATGTTCTTTGCATGAAGTCTAAAAAAGAAAAACCTCGTGACGTTTCTCCATATACGGAGAAGAAAAAAACAAAATCAAACATTGAACTCAATATAAGAGAATTACCATGGACAGATAAACAAAAAGAGTTTATTAAGTTAGCAAGTGATAAACATACTAAAGTAATTATCACTAAAGGTGTCGCTGGTACTAGTAAAACACTGCTTGCTGTATATTGCTCTCTGCAAAAAATTAAAGATAAAAAAATTAGTGAAATATATTATAGCCGCGTTCCAGTAGAAGCTTCTGTTCACGGAATTGGATATATAAAAGGTACATCTGAAGAAAAAATGTCTCCATATACACATCCAATGGTTGATAAATTAAATGAATTATTAACCGAACCGCATGTTAAAGCGCTAATGGCTGATGAAAGAATTGTGGGAATTCCATTGGGGTTTTTGCGAGGATTGAATATTTCTAATGCAAGTTTTATAATGGATGAAGCTCAAAATTGTCGTATAGAAGATTTTCTTCTTGTAATGACTCGTATGGCAAAATTTTCTACACTGTTTATTTGTGGTGATGCTCAACAGTCGGATATTAAACAGAGTGGATTTTGTAAAGTATTTGAGATGTTTGATAACGAAGACGCTAAAAAACGAGGTATTTATACTTTTGAATTTGGAAAAGAAGATATTGTTAGATCAGAGATTCTTGCTTATATTATAGAACAATTTGAAAATAATAGAAAATAAAGTGTAATTAGAGACAGTGCCAATTAAAAACATTATAGAAAAAGCGGAAAAACAGTTTCCAGTTGATCAGAATATTACAGATGCAATTAAACAAGCAGTCAGTAATATATCTGGTGGCGCAACTTTTAATACGCGTCCAACAGTTAATGGTACTGGGGTTCTTTTAAGCGGTGAAGCCGCAAAATTGCCAGATACTCTTGTTTATACCACTGGAGGTCAAACGATAAGCGGAAGTTTATCTTTTGAATCAGACAATTATTTTTTTGATGGTGCAAACGTTTATTTCGTAAATAATACGGGTATCGTTAGTGGAGAATGGAGATTTACAAATCGTCCTACGGTTAATGGGACTGGGATTATATTAAGCGGAGAAGGAATTGTCGCAAATCAAATCTCTGATAGCACAGCGGCGGGTAGAACTTTATTAACTAGTAATTTAGCTAATCAAAGAACTCATCTTGCATTTTTTCCAAGTTTTTCGGGTAGGTCTTCTTTTCCAGTTAATGGAGACGTTAATCGTGTTTATACGGCACTGGATACCTCAAAAATTTATGCCTGGATATCTTTGTTAAATGATTATGTAGAAATTTCTCCAACGCCAACTGGAGAATTGGATAATCGTTATACTCAAAACTTAGGAAATGTAAGTGGAATTCGCGCAATGACTACTGGAGAATATAATTCTCTTACTCCTATTAGTGGAGTGCTATATATTTTAATATAATGACTTTAAACCAATCAAAAGTAATTCAATACGGCCCGAAATCTGCTAAACAAATTTATTATAATAATAATTTAATTTGGACTAATCTAGTTGTCAATGGAGATTTTTCTAATGTCTCTGGAATGACTACTAACTCTGCAAATTGGTGGGGAAGAGCAGTTCCTTTTGGATGGAATACTTTCGTAAATATTTCTACAAATGATTTTGTAGTAAGATTGCTCAATGGCGTTTATTATGCAAATATTAATGTTCTATCAAGATCTTCAGCGGAAGCAGGAGGACTGTTACCTTTTTATCAAGATATAGTAATGCCAGCAACTTCTAATGTTACTTTAACATTTTTTGGGTCTAATCCTTTTAATGCTAATGCTTGGGCTCTTGGATGTAACATAATAAACCAAACTACCTCAACTACTCTAGCAAATACAAGTATAACTACTCCTCAAACAGTTACTCTATCAGCTTCAAATGTTCCTGCTGGAAACACTATACGCATTAATTTTTGGAAAGGGGCGGCTGGTCATTCCCCAGGAATTACCAATGTTTTTGTAACATTGAATTAAATAATATGGCCGGAATTAGTTTAATATTACAAAATAGTCCGAACGTTACCGGAATCAACTGTGGCTCAAGTTCTCCAAGACTAGGTGGAACTATTGATTTATCTGCTTTTCCTAATTTGCAAGATTTTAGATGTCAAAATAATGATATTACAGCTATTAGTGGTTATCAAAATAATGCAAATTTAACTTTTATAAATCTTATTGATAATAAAATTACAGGGTCTTTACCATCTTTTGCGGGAACCCCTAATTTAGTTACTGCTGTGTATAGTAGTAATTTATATTCAGGAACTATTCCAAATTATAATTCTCAATTAAGAAACTTTCAATGCATTAATAATAATCTTTCTGGGACAATTCCTGATTTAACCAATAATAATGGTTGGACTAACTTTTTGGTTCATGATAATAATCTTACAGGACCAATTCCACCATCTTTAAGCAATCAAAGTAATATATCAGTATTTTCTTGTTATGAAAACCCTTTAACAGGGTCTATTCCTAATATTAATGCATGCGGACAATTACAAAGGTTTTTATTGGCTTCATGTAATTTAACAGGCTCTATACCAAATCTAACAAATAATGTAGATCTCACGGAGTGCTGGTTTCATAATAATCTTTTAACAGGTTCTATACCAAGTCTTAGTGCAAATACTGGATTGGCTAAATTTTTATGTCAAAATCAACGGGGAACATCCAAAATAACAGGCTTTGCTGGCGGCTCTGTTTCTATTACTTTGGGTGATTTTTCAGCACAAGGCAATCAATTAAGAGCTAGTGCGGTCAATTCGATTCTTGCATCTTTTGTTGCTGCCGGAAGAACAACGGGAACTCCAGTATTAAATGGAACATGTATATTAAATTTAGGTGGAACAACTAATTCCAGACCAACGGGGCAAGGCGTAACACACGTTACAACCCTAAGAAATCGTGGATGGACAGTAACAACAGGAACAGCTTTACTATGATTAAAATATATTCAAATCAAGAAAAACCAGATGTTGTCCCCATGGTAGATGGGGTATTCACTAATGAAGTTGAATGGTGGATGATTTATGATGCGGTCACTAATAAAGTAATTATACCACCACTACAATGTTATGGAGGAACTTCAAGTCCATACACAATGGTTATCGCAGATACAGAAGAAGAATTAAATCAATTTATTACAGATAACGGGTTAATTCTTCCACCTAGAGAGTTTGACTCTACTTATAATATTGAATAACACGTTCTGGTATTTCTAGATATTCTTTGTAAGATTTTAATATTTTAGTCGGGCAAAAATCCTGCACTTTTTGATATTTTCTATTGTCGCTCGGCCATTTATTGTATTTATAAAGCATTGCATATTTATATAAAATAGCATTGGCACTTTGTATATATTTTTTGTGGTCGAAAAGTTTATTATTTTTAATTATATTTGCCGCGCATTTTTCACAATCAATTTCTAATTCCATTAGAGCCGCAAGTTCTTTTTTATATTTTTGTGGCTTTAAAATAATTTGTGAATAGGTTACATCATAATCGCAAAAACGATTCCATAATTTTGAATCATCTCTCCACTGTATAAAGTGGCAATACTCATGAATAAGCACGCCAAACCACTCTTCTTCTTCTAGATTTCCTTTTGCTACTTTAATAACTGGATCGTCATTAGAATCCATATAAAAAAGGCCGGAGCATTTGCTCTTACCACCACAATAATTTCCTTTTAATAAAACAATACGACCATCAAGAGATTCGACATCTTCCTTGATGATATCGAACACCTTGGAATTGATTAAAGACGACATCAGTAGTTATTTACACATATATATTTATAAAAAGTTTATAGAAGAGATTTTAGAATTTTTTTGTGTAAGTCTATAAAATACTGTGTATGAAATATTTTTGCTCAAAATGTGGTAAGACCACTCAATATAGTTTTGAAATGCCAAAATTTTGCGCATTTTGTGGGCAGTCTTTTGCCAGTAAACCTACATCAGTAGAAGCCGATGATAAAAGAAATAAATTTTTAAATGAATTAAAATTAAAGAAAAATATAAACTCTATAAATATAGAAGAAGATATTTTATATAATTCCGAATATGTTGAAGAGGGGGGTTATAAAGTTCATGATTTCAAAAAAATAAAACCATCTTTTAAAATCGATATTTATCAAAATAAAGGCGAATCTTTTGCCTCTTTATTAGAAAATCCCTCTGAGGATATAAAATCAAATAATGAAAATCCAATCGAACAAAAAACAGAGGAAGAAATTTTAGCGGAATTTCAGAGAGAAGCGAGTTCATTAAGATCTAAATAATTTAATATGCCAAAAAAGAAAAAAGGCATTGTTAGACCCTCTTTTGAAGAATCGATAGAAATAATCAATTCTGAAATACAAAAACGCAAACATCGTTGGCATCTTACCGCAATTGCATGGATGGATTTTGAAGATATCGCGCAAAGACTACGACTACATATTTACAAAAAATGGGAGAAATGGGACCCAGCTCGCCCTATGCGTCCTTGGTTAAATCAAGTCATTAATCATCAAATGACTAATATGCTAAGAAATCATTATTCCAATTTTTCACGCCCATGTTTGAAATGTCCATTTAATACTGGAGAATACGGATGTTCAATTTATGGTACGCAAAATAATTCATGCAAAGATTATAAAAAATGGGAAAAAAGTAAAAAATCTGCATATGATGTTAAATTTCCATTAAGTATTCATAGTCCAAATCATGATAACCCAGAAACTACTTTGGAAAATATATTACATGATACAGAGTATATTCTAGACATAGAAAGCTTGATGCCACTTTTTCATGAAATGATGAAAAAACATTTAAGTACAATTGAATGGAAAGTTTATGATTATATGTTTCTTCAACATTTGGGAGAGGCAGATGTAGCAAAAAAAATGGGTTATAAACTAAGTTTAAAAGAAGGGCGGCCAGCTTATAGACAGATTAGTAAAATCAAATCTAAAATTTTACAAAAAGCGCGTGAAGTTGTAAAGGAGGTTTTATAATGGAAGAAATTCTGACATTAGAACAGCAAAATAGATTAAAAGAATTTTTGCAAAAAAATCCTGAAGCTACCCTTACAGAGATTACCGCTTACACTTATAATAATGAAAATATTGATAGCCGTAGTAAAGAAGGACGTATACTAAAAAAATATCTATTAGATAATAATATTGAATATAAAAATCGTTCAATATTTCAAAGAGATCGTGTTTCACTAACTAAAGATCAAGAAGAATTTATAAAAAATAATTATAAAAATCAACATTATTTAGACATGGCAAAAATTTTATTTAAAAATAATAATTTAACCCATTTAAGTCTTGAATCGCGCGAAGTTAACAAATATGTTAACAAACTACAAAAGGCTGATCCTACATATTTAGATATGACTACTTATGTCCCTAAAGAATCAGAGGCGCCAGCACAAAGTCATATTGGGGAATATTTTCCACCGCGCCGTATGGATCAAACTTTGTATAGAATTAATAAATATCTTAATTTAGGCTGGGAAGAAAAGAAATTAAAAGCTATGCAACTTAAACAGGTTGAAATGCTTCAAAGATATTTGAATACTTTTAGTTTTTGCTATCAAATTAATACTTATCGCCGTGAAGATGACCGTAAATTATTTGAGGATGCTTTTATTCGTTATACGTATGACAAGGAAGATTTAACACAAGAAGAATTAGATCAATTTATTACTTTATGCACAGAAGTTGTTACGGCTTCTACAATTTTACAACAAGTTGAAGATTTGCGTCAATTATTACGTCAAGCCTCCGAAGAGGATGAGGGGCGCAATATTAAAATGAGTCTTAACGAGGCGATTAGTAGCTTACAAACTGAGTATAACCAATGTCGTAATAGGCAAAATAAATTATATAAATCTCTTGTTGATGATAGGTCTAAAAAAATACAAGAGAGGAAACAGGAAAATGCAAGTATATTGAACTTAGTACAGGCGTGGAAAGATGAGGAACGTAGAAAAAGTATTATCAATTTAGCGGAAGCCCAAAAACAAAATCTCGAAGATGAGGCTAAACGTTTATCTTCTATGGACGAATTAAAAGCTGTTATTCGTGGAATTGATATTGATGAAATGGTTCATAGTTAATATAATATATTATGAATAAGAATAAAATTTACTTAAAATGTAAAGTTTGCGGCGAAGAATTTAATTATTTTGCTGAACTTCAGAAACATTTAAGATATTATCATAAGCTTTCTTGTAAAACTTATTTTGAAACTTATTGGAAACGCATTGATCGTTTTGATGGTAAAAAGATTGAATATAAGTCATTAGATCAATATATTACTTGTGATTTTATTGACAAAAAAAATTATAAAAACTGGTTAAAAACATTAACCCAAGAAGAGTGTGGAGATTATTTTAAAAGTAAGTTAGGGCAATATTGTGATTTAAAAACTCTTGATATGGCGCCCAGTCAGGTAGAGTGTCAAAGTATTAATTGCTTATTACCAGTTAGTACGATGGAGTCATTTTCTGGAATGCGTTACAAGAATTTATATCAAAAACATGGATTGCATTCCAGGTTTAATTATGAAATTCCAGAAGAGATCCCATTTACTCCCATTCCACAAATTATTGTAGATAGCCGAGAACAAAAGCCATTTCATTTTGAAGGTCATACTTTAATTGAATCTAAATTAGAATATGGTGATTATTCGCTACACCCTAATAATAAATTAGCAGTTGAACGTAAAAGTTTGAGTGATTTATATGGAACTTTAAGTGGCGGTCGTGAAAGATTCGAACGCGAAATTCAAAAGGCTAAAAAATTAGAAGGATATATTGTAGTAGTTGTTGAATCAACTCTTAATAATATGATGTATCAAAAACAAAAATTTGGCAAAGCTTCTGGTGAATTTATTGCTCATAACATGAGAAAATTATTACGTCAATATGATAATTTACAATTTATTTTTTGTGATGACCGTGAAGATGCTAAAATTAAAACTCTACATATCTTAGCAATGAATGAAGAAGCTTGTAAATTTGATTTGCAATATTATTTTGATACACTATGGCACTTATAGTAGGAAATCAAAAAAAATCTAAACCATTAGCTAACGTTAATAAAGAGTTACTGAATTTAAAAGGTGATTTAACTGACGAAGAGGCAAGGATTAGTCTTGCTAAATTTCTAAGATATAATCTTGGTTTTACCACGGAATTATCTATGGGTTTAACATTAGAAGCGTATCAAGAATTAACACTTAATTCTTTTTTTAATAGAAATTATTGCATGTTAGTTTGGGGTCGTGGTGGCGCTAAAAGTTTTTGCGCTGCAATCTATTGTATTCTTAAATGTATATTAGAGCCTGGGACTAAAATACTTATTGCGTCTATTAACTTTCGTACTAGTCGCCGTGTTTTTAATGAAATTGAAAAATTTTTAATGTCTCCAGGCGCGGCCTTAGCCAGACAATGTTTTGGTTTAAAAAGTAAGCGGAATGACCAATACGAATGGCAAATTAATGGTGGCAGCATCACAGCTATTCCACTAACTGGAGAAAAAATTCGTGGTATCCGCGCTAACGTACTTATTTTGGATGAGTTTTTACTTTTACCTCCGGATATTATTGACAATGTTCTTATTCCATTCTTGAGTTCTCCAAGAGACGTAGGAGAGCGTATTCGTATTAGAAAATTAGAAGATGAATTAATAAAAAAGGGTTTATTACATCCAGATAATCGGCATATTTTTGAGAACACATCTCAAATGTTATGTTTAAGTTCAGCAAGCTATACTTTTGAACATTTATTTCGTGTTTATCAGCAATGGTCACATTTAGTAGAACACCCAGACGAGCAAGAGTCTAAAGAAGGCGAGCTTCCTGGAACATATTTTATTTCTCAATTAAGTTATGAAGCCTTACCGCAACATATGGTCGATCAAGGCGCTATCCAAGTTGCTAAAAGTGGTGGGAGTTCACACCATTCGTTTTTACGTGAATATTGCGCCCGTTTTATTGATGGTGGGGATAGTTATTTTTCACCTAAAAAAATGCATGAATGTACGATTTCAGATGGAGAATATCCAACTACTAAGGTAATTGGTGATAGTGATAAAAAATATATTTTAGCAATTGACCCGAACTTTTCGTCTTCTAAAGTTGCTGACTATTTTGCCATGAGTGTGATTGAGTTGGATGAAGAAAAAAAACAAGGCGTGTTAGTTCATGGATACCAAGCTGCGGGGTCATCATTACAAGATCATATAAAATATTTTTATTATTTATATAAAAATTTTAATATTGCCTTGATTATTATTGACCATGCGGGTGCGGATACTTTTATAGATGCAGTAAATAATTCTCAGTTTTTTAAAGACATGAATCGTAAAGTTGGCTTTGTAGATTTTGATTCTGATAAAGAAAATGAAGATTATACAAAAATGTTAAAAGATTGCGCTCGTCAATATAATAAAGATTTTGGCAATATATGTATTAAACAATATTTTACAAGCTTCTTTTTGGGTCGCGCGAATTCTTATTTACAAACTTGTATTGATCATAAAAAAATATGGTTTGCCTCGCGCGCGAGCAACCATCCTGATATTTTAGAAAATATTTTTACAATGAATCTTCCGATGGAGTATATATATCCTAGAGGTATTGGAGAAAAAGCGGATAACGAATATGAAACAAAAAAATTGACAGTCCGCGAATTTATAGAAGAGCAGGACTTCATTGTTCAAGATACGAAAGATCAATGTGCTAATGTTGAAGTAACCACAACATCTAGGGGTACCCAAAGTTTTGATTTGCCATCACATTTAAGAAAATCTACAAGTATAAATAGAGCTAGAAAAGATAACTATACTACTCTTATGTTAGGAAACTGGGGGGTTAAAGCTTATTTTGATATAATGGCTCCAGAAAATTTTGCAAAGAAAAATACAGAGTTTGTCGCAGAATTAATCTAATAAAATATAAGATTTTAGTGTAATAACCTGTTATAATAAATTATGGCACGAAATAATAATAAAAATATTAAATTTCCAGAACCACAGGTAATAGAAGGATCTATAAAGTCAAAAGACACTATAGAGTTAAAAGCAAGTCGTGGAGAGGTTAATACTTCTGTAAGAAGAAATCGAGCGTCTACTATTTCAAGAACAGATAAATATAAAAATATTGAGGGTGGAGTTATTCCTTTTATTTATGGTGGTGGGTACGGAAAGTATACTTCTAATATTAGTGTTAAAGATACTATTATTTTATGTCAAAAAGCCTATTATAACTTTTCAATATTTAGGAATACTATTGATTTAATGACTGAATTTAGTTGCTCTCCAGTTTATTTTACCGGTGGAAGCGAGCAGTCAAGGAAATTCTTTCAAGCATGGGGTGATAGAATTAATTTATGGCGTTTACAAGATATGTTTTTCCGTGAGTTTTTCCGTAGCGGAAATGTTTTTCTTTATAAATTAAATGCTGAATTTACAAAACAAGATATGCGTGTTTTATCGGACTTAATCACAACAGAAGCAAGGACTGGGGAAATTCCAGTTAGGTATATCATGTTAAACCCTGCTGATATTCAAGCTATCGGATCAGCTTCATTTATTACTCCTCAATATGTTAAAGTTTTAAATGATTTTGAAATGAAGGTTTTAGTAAACCCAGATAATGAACAAGATCGACAATTGGCTCAGCGTGTAAAAAATTTAAAAGATATAAAAAATACAAGCAATATAACACCAACAAATCAATACATGGTTTTTGAACTAGAGTCAGATAAATTTATACCAGTTTTTTATAAAAAACAAGATTATGAACCATTCAGTGTCCCAATGGGCTTCCCAGTTCTCGAAGATATTAACTGGAAGCAGGAACTTAAAAATATGGATATGGCAATCAGCCGTACTATACAGCAAGCAGTCCTATTGGTTACAATGGGAAATGATGAAGTTGGTATGCCGACCAAAGAACAAATCGGAACATTAAGAAAAATTTTTGAAAACGAAAGTGTTGGTAGAATTTTAGTTAGTGATTATACGACAGATATTAAATTTATTATTCCTGAAATTAGTAATATTTTAGATCCTAAAAAATATGAAGTTGTAGATCGTGATATTCGTTACGGTCTTAATAATGTTCTTTTTGGTGAAGAAAAATATGCTAATACTAATACTAAAATTGAAGTATTTCTTTCTCGTTTAAAACATGCACGTGAGACATTCATGAATGATTTTTTACTTCCAGAAATGAAAAAAATCGGTAAAAATCTTGGATTTAAAAATTTACCAACAGCACGTTTTAAAGATGCGGATTTTAAAAATGATACAAACTTAACTCGTATTTATTCCAGATTAATTGAATTAGGAGTATTAACTCCAGAAGAGGGAATCACAGCTATTGATACTGGGCGCTTACCTCTTCCGGAAGAAAGTATTAAATCGCAAGAACAATTTAAAACTCTTCAAGAAGATGGCTTATATCAACCTCTTTTAAATAAACCTCAACAACAACCTGTTGGGCGCCCATCTGGTACAGACGCTCCTCAAGCAAATAAAGCTCCGAGATCAACGCCTACAGTTCAAGCTTCTGAAGATAAATCTAAAATTAATGCAGATTTAGTTGCTAAAAATTTAGCCAAATTTGATAATTTAATAGAATCAATTGAAAATTCTTTAAAAGAAAAATTTGATCGTAAAAGACTAACTAAAGAACAAAAAGAAATTATTCAAACTGTTGCAGAGACAATCGCAACAAATGAAAACCCTAAAGATTGGATAAATAAGATTACCGATTATATTAATAAACCAGTCCAATATAATGTCAATATGCAAGAAATAAATAAAATTGCTGAAGAGTTTGGTTTAGATTACAAAACAGCTATTTTACTTTATCACAGTAAAATATAAATTATTAATATAATTAATTATTTAGTGTAAAGTATCCTATGGTTCCTGGAAATTATAATTTACCAACTGGTTATAGAGGCGATACTTATGGCCCAATATCTTTTTATTTTTTAAATAATAGCGGTAGCGGTATAAGTTTTCATAATTATACTGGAGCGTTACAAGTTAAAAAATTTGAAAGTTCTAATACGGTAATTGGTTGGTACACAACAGATAGCTCAATGACAATTAGTGGCAATAAAGTAACTTTATTGCCCAAAAATGGTGATTGTATGAAAATTTTTCCTGGTATTTATAATTTTGATTTGCAACTCAGTTCCGGAAATAAAACAAGAACATATGTCAAAGGAAAGTTTCCTATAGAAGGAGATATAACAGATTTATAAAAATATGTCTGATGAAATTTATATTAATGTAAACGAAGACTCGAATGATATTCTTGTTCAAGTCGCAGAATTTGATCAAGTTCTTTCGGTTAATGGTGAAACTGGTAATGTTATTGTTGATAAAAATACTATTGGTTTAAGCAATGTTGAAAATGTTAGTATTGTTGCTACTAGCGGACATTTGCAAAATCAAATTCCAAAAGAAAATAGTATACAAGAATCGCAATTCGGATTAAAAAATTATTATTTAACTGGTTCGAATGATAATTATATTTTATATCTCAATTGTTATGGCGGGACTGGTAATATTTATTTAGAACAACAGACTAAAACAGCAATCGGGTCAAAATATGTTTTTCAGTTTATAGGGTTAGCGCGCACGACTTTGAATATATACGCGAGCGGACTCTCAGCACCAACACCCCCATTAACGATTGTTCCGAAAATTTTATATTCAACCGTACAAGAAGGATCTAAAAATCGCCAACTAGAATTTACTTTATTAAATAATACTATTTCATTTCAACCTGTTGACGAGTATTTGTTTACAGAAAGAACACCATCTACTAGTTTACCATTAGATGATAGATACGTTTGGACACAAACTGGAACTCAATCTATTATTGGTTTAAAAATGTTTAGTGAGCGCCCACTTGTTAATGGGACTGGATTCGTTTTAAGTAATGAGCTTGACTTAGTTTCAAGTAGCGCCGTTTATAAAACTGGCGATCAAACAATCAGTGGCGTTAAAACTTTCGTAAATACAACTCATGTTGACAGCGTTGATTTTATAAGAAATTTTAGAGCGACGGGAACACCTTATAATTTTACTAGTAATCAGTTCTTTAACTTTGGGCCAACTGGTTTCTTATTTACAGGATGGAATTTAGCGCCAATCAATCCTTCTGATGATAGTCGAAGTATAAAATTAAGTAATGGTAGTTATACTGTAGTTACCATTAATCAACCTGCTGGCGGCGGCAGCAATGTAACCTGGGAAGCTATTCCAAATAAAAATGATTTATCTAATAGAATATCTTTTAATTTATATTCTGGTAATACACCTTTTAAAGCGGCTTCTGTTAATGTTGGTCCAGAAACCATTTCTGTTTCTGGGTTCTTACCTAGAGAATATGATAGATTTATTATAAGATATGTAGGGGGTGGCGGCTTATTACCATCTGTTAATGTTTCTGGAAATTTTGGCGTTAACAATGAAATAAGATTAGAAGCTCGTGATAATAGATTATTTTTAGGAAGTTCTGGCGTACTATTTCAAAATGAAACTTCCGCACTTTCAACTGCTAATTATATTACTGTTCCAGTAACTGATAATCCTATGACTAATGGAACAAATTTATTAGCAGCTTATGCTAAAGCAAAAACAACATTACCTAATGGTAGCGCACTTTCTGCGACAAATAGGTTAGCAATTATTTTACCACCGGCGATTTATGATCTTGGGACGCAAAGTTTAACTCTCGATACTCAATATATTGATATTATTGGTTCCACTCCAGATAGAAGCAAACATCATATCAAAAGCGATATTGGGATAACAAATAGGGGCACTATCCAACAAACTGCAAACAATGTTAAGTTATATAATTTAACAATAGAAAATGTAGATAATACTTATATTAAAAACTATGCCGCATCAGATCCGGCCGCATATTTTCCCAGTTCTAATTTAAATAATACATATTTAGAGAATATAAATTTAATTGGAAGCGTTAATATTTGGTCGATGCGTTTATCCATAGAGTATTCGGGAACTTTTAAAAATTGCACTAGTGGGGATTTTGCTTTCGGGGCCACTGGGTCCGCAAGCGGAACTTTCGAAGATTGCACTGGTGGAGATTACGCATTCGGTGGCGATGGTGGAACCGCAAGCGGAATTTTCAAAAATTGTACTGGTGGAGATTACGCATTCGGTGGCGATGGTGGAACCGCAAACGGAATTTTCAAAAATTGCATTGGTACATATGCCGCATTTGGCGGGGATCTTGGAACCGCAAGCGGAACTTTCAAAGATTGTACTGGTGGAAATTATGCATTTGGTTATACTGCAAGTGGAACTTTCGAAAATTGTACTGGTGGATATAGCGCATTTGGTGGCTATGGAACCGCAAGTGGAACTTTCAAAGATTGTACTGGTGGAGATTATGCATTTGGTGGGGGTCTTGGAACCGCAAGCGGAACTTTCAAAGATTGTACTGGTGGAGATTATGCATTTGGTGGGGGTCTTGGAACCGCAAGCGGAACTTTCGAAAATTGCATTGGTACATATGCCGCATTTGGCGGGGATCTTGGAACCGCAAGCGGAACTTTCAAAGATTGCATTGGTACATATGCCGCATTTGGCGGGGGTATTGGAACCGCAAGCGGAACTTTCGAAAATTGTACTGGTGGAGATTACGCATTCGGTGGCGATAGTGGAACCGCAAGCGGAATTTTCAAAAATTGTACTGGTGGAGATGGCGCATTTGGTGGCTATGGAACCGCAAGTGGAACTTTCGAAAATTGTACTGGCGGAGATTATGCATTTGGTGGCTATGGAACCGCAAGTGGAACTTTCGAAAATTGTACTGGTGGAGATTATGCGTTTGGCGGGGATATTGGAACCGCAAGCGGAACTTTCAAAGATTGTACTGGTGGAGACGGCGCATTCGGCTATGATGCAAGTGGAACTTTCGAAAATTGTACTAGTGGAAATTATGCATTTGGTTATACTGCAAGTGGAACTTTCAAAGATTGTACTGGTGGAGATGGCGTATTCGGATCTAATGGAACTGCAAGCGGAACTTTCAAAGATTGTACTGGTGGAGATGGCGCATTCGGTGGCGATGGTGGAACCGCAAACGGAATTTTCAAAAATTGCACTGGCGGAGATTATGCATTTGGTGGCTATGGTGGAACCGCAAGCGGAACTTTCAAAGATTGTATTGGAGGAAACGGCTCTTTTAACTTATAATAAATTATGACAATATATACGAAAACACAAAAAAATGTAACCTTTAAAAAAATAAATGTTTCAAAAGGCGAAGACAATAAACCCAAAAGGGAAGAATCTGACCCATCTTCAGAGGAGTCTTCTATTTTAGAAAACCATTACAATAATATAACCGCAAATTTAAATGATTATGAAACTTTAATAAGTTTTGATGTAAATAATATTGAAGATCTTGGTGGTATTTTAAATTATAGAAACTCTAAAGGAGATCATAAACAAGTAAGGTATTAAAATGAGTAATCAAGTATTTCATTTTTCAAATACGGGAATATCATCTGGACAAAGATTTTATCTTAAAGATGATGTGTCTGGTATTTTTTTAAGAAATCTTGTAATTAATTCGGATTTTCCAGTACTTGGTTCAAATTTAGTTTACAATACTGGCAATCAAACTATTAGTGGTATTAAAAATTTCGCGTCTCACCCAACTGTTAATGGAACTGGCGTTCTTTTAAGCGGTGAGGTCGCACAAGCGGATTTAAGTTCGACCGTCCGAACTACTGGAGATCAAACTATTAGTGGTATTAAAAATTTCGCGTCTCACCCAACTGTTAATGGAACTGGCGTTCTTTTAAGCGGTGAAGCAGTTAGAAGCAATGGCACAATCAATACGATGGTAAAACTAACGCAATCTCAATATAATGCTCTTTCACTAAAAGACCCAACAACTTTCTATGTAATTGTAGGCTAATATGTTATTACAAGAAGCCGATAATTTTCTTTTAGGAACTGGAATTGTCAATCGTTTATACATGGGCGAAACACTGGTTTGGCCAGTTCCAAGTGGAAATCTTTGGCAATTTATAGCTAATCCATTTAATAAAACTTTGTTGGGTTTTAGCGTGGTTTATAATAATGGAAATGTATTCGCAAATTGGGGTGACGGAAATGTAAGCGGTATAATTTCTAATACAGGTTATAATCATACTTTTGAATAATAAAGTTTTTATAATTTATTTCATGTGTATATAAATATATGAGATACTTATTAATATTTAGCGTGTTTTTAACTGGGTGTATTTGTTTGAACCCAGATCATAAAAAATCTGCGCCCCCAATTGCTAATACTGGAGAAGTAATTAGTTCGTTAGAAAAAACAAAAACGGAATTAGAAAAAGCTGGCGAGTCAAACACTTTAGTCGGTGAAAAAGTTGACAAAGCGTTGACTCTCGCTGAGCGTTTAGAAAAATTGTTAGAACAAATAGAACAATCAGAACCAAAGATAGTAAAGGACCCAATTAAATGAAAAAATTATTACCATTAATTATATTGCTAGTTTTACCTATAACAAGTTATGGACAATTCTGGAAACCAAAACCCAAAGCAACACCAAAACCTACCCCTGTAGTTGTTGAAAAAACAAAAACACCCGTTCAAGATGCTAAATTAATTATTAAAGAATTGAAAAATGAATTAAATGTCGCTAAAACTGAGAATTCTAAATTAACACAAAGCTTAAATCAAGCACGTTTAGATCTTGATCAAAGTTTTGCAGAAATTGATAAGCTTAATAAAGATATTTCTACTTTAAAAGAATGGGGTGTTGTCCAACAGGCCGAGGCGCAAAAATGGCTTGAAAAATATACAAATGCGATTAAACGATATCATCGTTTGAAATGGATTGCTGCTTTGATAGCTGCTGCTGGTGGCGTTTTATTAGGATTACAAATTATGGGATTCGTACCCCCGCCATATAATTTACTTGTGCCAATTGGTGGCGCTGGACTCTTTGGAGCATTAGTTTGGTTCTTTTTATAAAATTATGAACAAGATAACAGAATACTATGAAAAAACAGTCGCTTGGGTTCAAGCTAACCCTGGTAAGGCTACATTAATTGGAATATTTGCCGCTGGATTATTATTTGGCGCAATATTATTTTAAATGTGGGAGAATGTAAAAAATATTGCTAGCAATGCAGCGGCTTTTTTAAGCTCGAATAAGGTTCCGCCAAATACGCCAATCGAATTACAAAATTCGATGAGGAATGAAAACCATTTTAAATCTAAAAAATTTTTCTTAGCATTTTCTTCCTTTATTGGTCTATTGGGCTTTTATTTATTATCTGTTGCAATTCTTTTTTTATTACCAAGCAAGAATGAATTAATTGCAGGCTACGTAACTATTTTTACAAAAACAGTCGAGATTGTCGCCATAATTGTCGCGTCTTATATTGGTGTCCAAGCGGCTATTGATTTTAAATACGGTAGTACTTCTAATACAAACTTGGACTCTGTATTAACATCGGAGCAACGCGAAGAAAAAATCATCGAAGAACAAACAGTTGTTTACGCAGAAAAATATAAAAATGATCCATCATACGCACCAATTGATTGGGTGTTTAATCAAGAACAGGAATAATATGAAAGTTTTACAAAAAGGAGATGTGAGTGAAGAAGTAAAACAATGGCAATTGTTTCTTCAAAGTGCTGGTTATAAAATTCCCTATGTTGATGGAGCTTTTGGACCGGCAACTGAACGAGAAACTGTAAAATTTCAAGTTAAAAATGGGTTAAAAGCGGATGGAGTTGTTGGACCAAAAACTTGGAAATTTGTAACGAATATTTCTAAGAATACCCCGCTTTCTCAAAAATGGCCAAAACAAAATTACACAAGTATGGTTAATTTTTATGGACCAGTTGGTGAAAATCAAACTAAATTAGATGTTCCATATAAATTAAAATTAGCATGGGCGCCATCGACAACCTTAACACGTATTACTTGCCATGAGAAAGTTGCACAATCTCTTTATAAAATATTTGAAAGTACTTTAAAAACATATGGAGAGAAAGAAATTTCTCGTTTAAAATTAGATATGTTTGGTGGATGTTTAAATGTTCGTCGTATGCGCGGGGGGTCCGCATGGTCAATACACAGCTGGGGAGCAGCAATAGATCTTGATCCAGACAATAATCAATTAAAATGGCCAAAACCAAAAGCAATATTAAGTCGTGCTGAATATAATGAATTTTGGAAAATAGTTGAA